ATTACTTATCACCATCATGGACGTATCACGTACAATAATTGTACCTGGTCAACCTAATATGGATACTATTACAGCTCCATATACAGGTACAGCAGAAGGTGTTCTTTCTATCAATATTCCAAGAGCTCTTGAGAACTTGGGAGTTGATATAGAGTTGTTCAGAAGAGAATTGAACACTCTAAATAGAGAGAATATCTATCACACTTCTTCCACAACTGGTCCAAATGGATCAGCTACATGGTTGTCACATATTGATGCTAGAGCAATAGTGGCAGACAGCAAACTTCATGGAATCATGAAAGATTTTGCTAAAATGGTAGGAAGAGAGTCCTTGATGGATTCTTTAGCTCAAGCCTTTAATCTCCCTGATTTTATTAAAGTAACTAGAGGGGGAGCGGAACACTCTAGACTTCATTTTATCTTTGAAAATGGAGATAAAATCAGAGTAATTGCTATCCTGGATTGGTGGACTCAAGAGCTCCTTTCTCCTTTACACAAGGCTCTTGCTGGAATCCTGAATGGTATCGAAGCTGATGGGACTTCGAACCAAGATCTTCTAGTAGAACGGTTGAGATTGAAAACTGTTCTACCAATGATGGACGTACATTCATTGGACCTGACTGCTGCAACAGACAGATTACCTGCTCCATTACAGGCTCTGATCTTGGAGGAATTGGTCGGGATAGAAGGTTTCGGGTTTTCTTGGTTGCGTTTACTTACGGATAGGGACTTCAAAACACCTGATGGGCAAACAATCAGGTATACAGTAGGTCAGCCAATGGGAGGTAAGTCTTCATTCACGATGCTAGCACTTACTCATCATATCATAGTTCAGGAAGCAGCTGCCAGAGTAGGGTTGTCTAATTTCAAAGATTACAACATACTTGGTGATGATATAAATATATTCGATAGAAAAGTTTCTCTCGAGTATACTAATATCATGGGTGCTCTTGGAATGGACTTGTCAGCTCACAAGTCCATCATATCAAACCACGAAGGGTCGAAAGCCACTTGTGGAGAGATATGCCGTAGATTTATTGCTGATGGTCAAGAACTTAGTCCATTGCCAATTAAACAATTGGCTAATGTGATTGAGTCTGGAGACATGTTCTACCAATTACAGGATGAATTGGATAGAAGAGGTCTCATACTTCAGACTTCTACATATGGTGAGTTCGTGGC